AACCATCGCATCCTTCCATGCGGTGAACCGCACCGAGAATGACGACGTTCCGATGGCGTTCTCGTTCAGCGTCACGGTGTTGGCGGTGTTAGATACCACCTGTGATCCATAGGCTACGTTTACGCCAGTGGCGTATTTGCCTGCAAGCTCGTTGACGGTCAGTGCAGGTGCAACAGAGGACAGTACGGAGTTGTTCGCCGTCGCCGAGGCAGAATACCCGCTACCCGTCTCGTTGATCTCCGTCTGGACCATCTTCTCGTAGACAAGCTCCTCGAAAACTACAAAGTTCTTGTAGTCCCATGGCTTTGATGCCCATATCACGGCAGGATCGTTTATCGAGCCTCCAAGCCATAGTCTTCCTGCAAAGAAGCACCCAGCCCCTGGGTAGTTTCCTGCTCCGATGAATGGCCGGAGGTCGATGTTGATGCTCCCGGCATACGAGTACGAGCTTGCCCTGGCCATGTCGAGCGTGGTCAGGTCGGAAAACGTCACCGTCAATGCAAGGTCTGTTCTCATTACCTTCGTTACTGTTTTTGAGTTGAACGTCCCTGTAGCCGTGTATTCCTTGCGTACCGAGAGCCACTGCGCGACCTTCTCCCACATCTCGTAGCCCTGCCACGGCGTTTCCGTGGGAGCCGTCCATGCAATGAGGTTGCCGGCAAAGCTCGTGTCTGCACTCGTGTATTCGATGACGGCGCTCGTGGAGGTACCTGACTTGTACCGCACCCACACCGGAGCATGGTTCCTGTGGACGAAGTAGCACTCCCGGTTGGTCTGTGCATACTTCACTTCGAACAGTTCGGCTTCGGTATATGAGGTGGGAATGTCGATTGGTGTACCTGACAGGGAGAGAACCCCGCCAGTTGCAACGTCTATCATCCTGATGTGGCTCGCGGTGAGTTCCATGAGGATCACCGTGTCGTCATCGATGGTGAACGGGATGATCCTTGACTTGTTTCCCGAGTTAGTTCCGAGCACGTATTCGGTGCCGTACCTCTTGGATACTCCTCCAAGAAGCTGCACCTGGAAGTTGGTGAGCTCCCGTGCGCCGCGATAGTAGACGGGGAGGTCCACCCTCCCCGCCAGCCTCGGGGAGAGCTCCCCTGCCGAAAAGTCGTTGAATATCGGGCGCAGGGTAGGCATTACTGCCTCTGCGTGGTGCGGTCAGTCCACATGGGCTCTGCCTCGTCCACCACCCGCTCCTTGCTCGATGCCATCTTTGCAAGGCTCCATATCGCGGTGAACTCGCTCTGGAGGAACTGTGCAAGGTCGGCCCTCTTCACAAGGGGAATGGCCAGCTTCGACGCAAGCCTTAGCACGAAGGCGTCGGTGAACAGGCTGTCCCACAGCGACGGGTCGATGATCTGCTCGACGAACTTTATCTCAAGCGTCTCTGTTCCCGTTGACCCTCCGGTGGTGACGTTGCACAAAAGGAAGCGGTCGGTGCCTGAACCTACTACCTCGAACAGGTTGTCCTTGTTCCCGCCGATTTCCAGCACCTTGAGTGCGGTGATCGCGGTGTACGGCCCTGCTCCGGTGAACATCTTGTATACATAGGTCCACGATCCCTTCGGGGATGTGTACTCGGTGGTTGCTACGTCAAGCGTAGTGTACTTTTGCGCGAAATTGAACTCGTAGTCACGGAGGAGCTCGTCCCTCGTGGCTCCGAACGCGGCCTTGGCCTGTCTTGATGCAGGCGTGTCTTCGGTGGTGTCCTTGATGAGGTCGGCCCCGATCCGTGCAAGGGCAAGGTTGGCTACGGTTGCCTCCTGGGACTGGAAGCCTGAATCCCATGCAGGTGGTGTTACAGCAGCCATCACACACCGTCCTGGGCAAGCTCACGCAGCTGCCTCGTGGAGAGGGTGGGAATCTCTTCAGGCTTCGCAAGCCTCTTCTGCATGACGATCTTCTCGGCCTGGGACCGCGACATGGCCTCTACCGCCTGCCGGCCTTCCTTCTCGTCCACTTTGCGGTAGAGCGCCTGGTTTGCCCGCGCAACGTCCTCCGGGACTTCGACAAACTCGCCTTTGCCCACAAAGCGCCCGAGAATGTGCGAACGGTGGTCCATCATTGACTGATACATGGTTGCTCCTTGAAAAGGGCGAGGGAACTATACCCCCGCCCATCGTCGGTTACTCTGCGCTCAGGAACGCCTTGAAGGTTCCGCCGCTGGTCGGTGAGCCGGTGACGGTCCACTCGATGCGGCTGAACTGCTTCACTCCGTCGGGGAGCAGTATCTTCGTCCTGGTGCCGGCCAAGTTTGCCTGGGCTATCGAACCCGTGGTGTAGTTCGTGACCTTCGCGGTGGCAAAGCCTACCGCTGAATCACTGCACAGGTTGATGGTCATGGTCGGCGTGGTGCCTCCGGCGAGGTTGGAGACGCCTTCGATGTTCAGGTAGAACTTCCGGCTTCCCCCGAAGTTGTCCAGCGATGCCAGGTCGCGGATTTGTCCGGTGCCGCTGGCGTTGCTTCCGAGTACTTCGTTGGCGGCAAGGTATCCGGTGGAATCTGCCGTGGTGTTGTAGAAGAAATCCATCTTGTCGAGAATCATGTTGTTCCTCCTTTCCTTAGCTTATCAGGGACTCGGCCACGGAGAGCTTGTCATCCTGGACGATGGGCATGCCCCATACGGTCGGCATGATCCGTCCCCACACATTCTGCGGGGTGAACTGGACATTGGCCTTGGAGTTCATGCGCTGTATGACGGCGTTCATCACCTGGCGCCCGCAGTAGATCACTGCGTTCTCGCGGTTGGGCATGAGGCTTGCCGCTTCGATCAGCATGTTCTCGAACCACGCCGGCACCGTCGCGTTGTTGGCGATGTTGGTGGAGTCGATGTTGAACAGGCGCTGGACCGAGCGGATGTCACCGATGTTGATGCCGTAGTTGAAGTTGAAGTAGCTCCGGTAGCCTGGATACGGGTTCCCGTTGGGATCGATCAGGTCCACGAGGCCACGGTCATCTTCCCAGAACGTGCGCTTTCCACCCTTGGGGTGCAGGAGTGAAAGCCCGTCGCCTCCCCAGGAAGCAATGACCACCGGGAAGTACGTCTGCCCGGAAGCGGCGTCGTAGGCCACGCCGTCGTGCTCGTTGGCAGTCTTGGCGGCTGCCGACGCGGGAGTGAAGCGGGTGATGAGCCCGTTGACTTCCTTGGAGTCGGTGACTTCGTTGCCGAACCAGAACTTGCTATCCCAGTTCTCGATCATCTTCTTGATGTGGATTTTGGCCATCTGAGCCCGCCATCCACCGGCATTTGACTGGCGATCAGCCAGGCGCTTGTCCAGCTCGAAGAGCGAACCGATCATACCGAGCTGTTCCTTGTACGAAACGGTGGAAATGCCTTCCTTTACATAACCCTCGTTGATCCTGGTGAACGCGCCGTTGGGAGCGGAGGTAAGCCTCAGTCCCTCGTGGTACGTGTCGCCGTTGGCTTCCATCCACTGTCCTTCTTCAAGGACAGGGGTCTTGGAACTGAATACGTCGATGATGTGGTGGAGCTTGCCCTCAGGATCATAGGTCTTGAGTATTTCGGCAAGCGTGTATGAATTGTCAATGGTGTAGGGCATGACAGCCCTCCGTCATTCATAGTGTCTACGCTTGACCACCGTTCATGTACCCGTAAGGGCTGGGCTTCTGTCCCTTGCTCGTGACGCCATCGACGAATCGGTGTGGTCCTGAGCCTTCGGCTGCCGCCGCAAGAAGCTGAAGGACTACGGCATCGCCGGCTGCACCTATGCGTTCAAGGTGTGCCAGTGCCTTTTCCCCGCCGTTCTTTACGATGAACCGCCGTGCCAGTTCCAGTTTTTGGTCCCTCTGCTGGCCCCATGCCTGCTCAAGCGCCTTGTTGTTGGCCTGCTCGTGAGCATCATCCTGGGCCTGCTCTGCCCTGGCTTTGTCGGCAAGGTAGCTGAATACCGCCTTTGCCTGCCTCTGGTCAAGACCTGCCTTGTGGAACTGCGCCTTCACTTCGCCCATGAACTTGTCGTCTACTTCGTACCCTTCGGCACTAAGCGCGTAGTCGTCGGCCTGTTTGGGGCGGCCAACCTTGGCATAAAACTTATCCCATTCATCGGGCGGCGCGTCGTCTTTCGGTTTCGGTACATCGCCTGTCCTGAATCTTGTCTCAAGGTCCACGTAGCTCTTGGCAAGCGCCTCTTCAGAGGCAAACTTGGAAAGTGTCTTCGATGCCTTGAGGGATTCCGGCAGCTTGTCACGCCACGTTGACGGCTCCGATTTCCCCTGAGTGGCAACAGCGTCCACACCCGCGTCCGGGACTTGCACCTGCTGGTTGTCCCCTGCGGGGGCCTGGGTTTCGTCCATCGTGTACCTCCTGCGGTTATCCCTTGCGGGGCCGCTTTTCTATTCTCTTACGCCACCGGCGGCGTATAGGGCTGTTTCAGGTACGCCTCCACGAGCGTACTGATGTTGAAGTCCTGCAAGACTCCCATCTTGAACAGAAGGAGCTTTGCATAGTTGTGCAGGACCGCCTCGTTCTGCGTGTCCAGCGAATCGTGGTAGTGCAGGTCGCCAAGGATGTCCTCAAGCACGATCCTGCCGTCTATGGTCGCAAACACGCGCCTGTAGGTCATTGCCATCTCTATCTGGTCACGGTCCTCAGCGTCGAGTACTGCCATTCATTTCCTCCGCAGGGCTTCCGGGTTCAGGTGCCTTGGTGAGCCCTGGTGCCACCTTTGCCGCCTCTATGTCCATCGCGGCCTGTTGCAACTCTGCCTGCTGCTGGGCTCGTGCCTGCCTCATCTTCTGGACAACACGGCCATCGAGTATCATTTCTTCAGGCAGTCCGTTGGCCATTGCCGCCTTCTGGCTTGCCATGTCGAAGTTGAACTGGTCGAACACTTCCCCGCGCCCCGTAGCCTGGACGATGCCGGAGATTGCCGCGATGCCGTCCATGATGCCCTGGCTTCTCAGATACTGTTTCTGCTTCTGTGCCAGCGGCCCTGTGTACTCTACCTCGAAGTGGAGCTCCCGCCTCTGCGCTATCTGTGCAAGCTCCCTGGGAAGCGGTGGAAGCCTGCCGGCCTCCCGCTCGATGTTGAATACGTCGAGGATCACTGGCTCCAAAAGCTCCTTGGTGACTCGCCCTATGGTAGCTCCGAGCACGGCAGCCTTCTGTGCCTCTATCGCATTGACTTCCGTTGCAGTCCTGTCACGCTGTCCTGCGCCTTCGGCAAGCAGGTAGCTGAAGAAGTCCGAGCGGAAGTGTTCCCTGATTATCTTCGCCCTGCGCTCCATAGCGTCTATTCCCAAAGGATACGCACCGAGGGCCCCGCCATAGAGTGAGGACACCTGGTTGCCACCTGGAGCCATGCCGTCCCAATAGGTGATGGAGTCGGGGTTCTTCTTGATCTTGCCGCGCATCGACTCGTGCGCCAATAGTGGTGGATTTATCGCCTTGTGCGCCGCTTCAGCCATGCTCTTGGCCTGGTGGTTGATCATCTCCACGTCATAGAGCGCATCCATCGCCGGCGAACGTCCATAGGCTTCGTCGGAGTTCTTGCGGAAGCGCCATACCACATACGGCATCCAGTCGTAGCCGCCTTCGTCGAGCACCCTGCTCTTGTTGCGGTCCCCTTCAAGGAGGACATAGACCGAGGAGAACGCCCTTCCGGTACCCTTGTTCTTCTCTACGGCGTGCAGGAGCTCGACCTTTTCATCGGGATTCTTTTCGGCGCGGTCTAGAATCTTCTGGTCCAAGCTGTCGCCGAAGGTTTCGACGAGGTTTCCGAGGGTGATCATGAACTGCCGGTATACGGTGTCCACTTCTCCCCAGCGGTTCTCCGCTATGAACATCTCCTTGAGATGCCTGACCGAGAACACGACACGCGCCCTCTCAAGGTCTTCCTCGACGTACATGACGCCTGTTCCCAGGGCTCCGGCATCGGGGAATATCTCGCCGAGTGCCGAATGGAAGTTGGATCGGTTGAGTACTGCGGTGATGTGCTCCTGGGCCTTGTCCAGCCATAAACGAAGAGGCTTGAAGTCGTCAAGAGCCTTGATAGACGGTACAAAGCGGAAGAACGGCATTGAAGCAGGTATCAGGTGGCCAAGGAGCCCGTCGCACATGAGCGTCAGGGCGGCTATGGCGGTACCGTCGTATATGTCGGTTGGCGGCCTCTTGTCAGTCTCGGTCGTCTTTTCCCATCCGTTGCGGCGTGGCAGGATGAGTCTGGTGATGTCTTCCCATTCATCCTCGAAAGCATCCCGCTCCTGCTCAAGCGCGGTGAGGCGTCTCAGGTAATGGGTTTCGGGTCTTTCGTCCATGCTGTCCATAGTTGCGCTTTGCTCAACATTTGTCAAGTAAGAACATAATCAGCCGGATTGTACGGTTCTTCGGGCTTGTCAAGCGGATCAATGGTAACCGACGGCCCCCTTGAGAACTGTCCCCACCACACCGCAAGCCCGAGGCTTATCACCAAATCGTCGTGGTCTGACTCCTTCAATGCCTCGTAGCTGGCGTTCCCTGCCTTCGTCACCTTGACCGAGAAGCGTTCGAGCTCCTTGAGCAGGGAAGGTGCAAGGTCAAGTCCCGGTGCCATCCTGAGCTTCCTTGTGCCGAACGCTGCCTGCAACGCTCCCACAATGTCGATCTTCGGCACGCTGTAGTCGTGGCCGTCAGCGTGTACGTTCGTGCCAGCGGTGATTGTCACGGCCACTGGATAGATGCCTTCTGCCCGTATCATGTCCACCACAGGACGCCCCACTCCGGTGCTGTCCACCACGACCTCGATATTGCCGGTCATTTCTGGCGTGCTCACCATCTTTTTGAGGTAAGCCACAATATCGGGATAGCTTGTACCCAGCGGAGGACGGTACAGGTACCGCAGGGCATACCACCGCTCCACCCTCCTTGGGCCAGGAGAGCCCGCAGCAATGTCCATGATGTCGGGGACGTTCCGTGCGGTCGATCGGTCTTCGATGATGCTGACTGCCGTATAGTCGGCAGCCTGCCCAAGGTCAACACCCATGATGAACTGCTTCATGCCGCACCTCCGAACAGTGGCTTGATCGTATCGTCGAACACCGACATCCCCCCGTCTCCGGTCATTCCTTCAAGCGGCTTGACCCCCGCTTCGAGCGATTCCCTGACGGCTACCATATCGAAGAACCCTGCAACATTGTCTTGGAACGCACATTCATACTCCTGGGCATACCACCATGGACCGAGTGCCGCCCGCTCCTCGTCAAGGAACTCGGGTAGAATGTGG